AATTTTATACTATTGTTATTCAAACTTTGTTATTCAAATCTTTTTATTCAAACCTTGTTATTTTTTGGGTCGCGACTTTACAGTCTTATTCAAAGAAATCTTTTCCAATTGTTTTCTTGTTTTCTCTTCTAATTTCTTTTGTTTCTCTTCAAGAGCTTTTTGCGCCTTTTCTGCCTTCGCATTTGCCGCATCTTGTGCTTTCTTTTCTTTCGCAATTGCGGCATCGCGTGCCTTTTGCTCTTTCGCAATTGCGGCATCGCGTGCCTTCTGATCTTTGGCGGCAGCGATTTCCTGCTTCTTTCTTTCCTTTGCATCAGCGATTTCCTGCTTCTTTCTTTCTTTGGCGGCTTCTTCTTCTTCAATCGCTTCATCCATATTATTCAAATCGTCGTTCATATTTTTAATAGCTTCTTTAATCAAATAAAACGTTTGATCGTCTTTAATGAATTTGGTAAGGTCGTCAATGTCGGCATCTAATATGAAATTCTCATTATCAATTTTTTTATTTTCTTTCTCTAACTCTTTTTCTTTCTTTTTCAATTCGATTACACTTTTTTTATATGCTTTTAATAAATCTTTCTTCTCTTTTTTAATTTTCGTTTCAATCGATTTTATATATTCACGAGAACCTTTTACAAAGTCTTGTTGATTCAGTCTTTCATCTGCGATTAATGTATTTACTTTATTAATTTCGAGCTTTTTTTCCGCAGTGAGTTCGCCGGTCTTTTTAATAAGCATTATTCTCTTTTTCAAATTCTTAATCATAATAGCATATGCGTCTTTTCTTTCCAAAATTTGTTTTTTCAAAGCATCAATCGTATTGCGCAGTTTAATAATTTCGTGATACGACTCAAATGTCTGCATTTTTGGTTTTAAATAGCATTTATTCTTGATCTTGTAAAAAGATGATTCCCGATATTTATCATATTCGGTTACCAATACACGGATTTCATCAAGCTCACCATCTTCATTATATTCATCATCACTATCGCTATTTCCACCTTTTTGTTTCTTATTTGATTCTTTATTTTTCTTGGTTTTTGCAGTCAAATTTTTTAAAATATCTTTGCGCTCAGCTTTAAAAGCTTCAATCTCTTTACGAATATCCTTAGATTTTTCAGTAATAATTTGTTTGCGATCTTTAATATAACTTGAAATAACCTTTTTTGTCCTGCCGACAATTGAATTGCATATTTTTTTGGTTTTTCCTTTGCGATCTTCGCATACTTTTCTCAAAGCTACTAATGCAGACGATGTTTTTGCATTACTTTCTTGCATTTCCTTGAGTTCATTTAATTTCTCTTTATGTTTATCAAGATCATTATTCATTAGTTTTCGCAGAAAACTCACATCTTGTTCTCTATATGTCGGTCCATCCAAAATATTAACCCTTACGTATTTAACAATTGGCTGGGCAAACGATCGCGCATCTTTTTCACGATTCAAATAACTAATATATCCAGCGATCTGATTTAAAAATTTCACACGACCTGATGGAGAAAAATAGCCGCTTTGATCCAAATATTCTTCCGCAAATGTTTCGAAATTATCAGTAATACGATGTGTGCGTTCGCGGCACAGATTTAATAATTGTACAACTTCCATTGGGGATTTTGTAATAGGAGTGGCGGTCATCATAATCAAACGGCAGGAGTTGACTCCGGAAACTTCATATGATTTCATAACAGCATCATAGAACTTACCCATATCGGGTTGTTCAATGGCTGATAAACCACTGTCGCCATAAAGTTTATGTGCCTCGTCAATAATAATTAAAGTCTTTCTTAGAGGATCTTCTTGGCCGTTGCGTTTTAATAGAGCAGTATAAAAGGAGTTCTTACCACTTACCAAATTAGAAAACTGTTTATACGACATTGGGCGAATAGCCCAGGCTTTGGATAACAATTTCATCCTTTCGGGTTGGCGATCCGGTATTTTGATTCCAGCCTCTATTTTATCCCGAATAGAATGACTGCAAACCATATCAAACAAATTTTTCCAAATATCATTTTTCAATGTTGTGCGGGTAACCCAGAGAATGGTATAGCCCTCTTTTTCAAACGATGCGGTGGCTGTGGCGATCGCAGTGCAAGTTTTACCGGTTCCGACTGAATTGTAGAGCAACATACCCTTATAAGGATTTGCCGGTGTGAAATAATTACTAATAAAACCTTGGGTGGGGGTATATTTAACAATAGTGGGGTCCGCACCACCGCACATCTTTTCCATTTTCACATCAGCCCATTTGTATGCAGAGAAATTATCATCAACATATTGAGTCACTCTGGCGTGTTCTTCGGCAATTTCAGATGCAGCCGCTCTATCTGATCGAGCAGAAGCCGATCCAACAGGAGAATAAGAATCGGAACTGTGGCGTGTTCTATCTATTTTAAAGCTGTGAATGCTTTTGTTAAGATTGTAATCAACGGATCCTTCAATACAAATATTTTCCATAGCAATAGTCAAATTGACCAGACGTATATCGATTCTGAGCGCATTCATATAGAGATCGAAGGCAGTTTGGGAATTCAGAAATGCGAATTGTGTCTCATCCGGAAAAACGCTGTCGTAAATATTAACATAGAGATTCCATCCACGTCTGGGGTGGAAAACGAGGCCTTTTTGTCCACAAAGACGGGTGCCTCTACCAATCACTTGTTTTTGATCAGCAATGGTTGTTTGCGGTTCAAGAATATGCACATATTTAACATCAAACAAGTCAATTCCCTCTTTGAATCCGCCGTCCATTACCATAATACGCGCTTTCTCACCATAAGAGTTGCCTGTATCATCGCGGCTATTAAATATACGCAAAATTTCTTTTCGCATCGCAACACTCAATGGTTGTTGATAGACACCGACGGAACTCAACATAAAAAAATTGTTGAATTTATTGGTTAAGAGGTCTTCCTCAGAGTCTAATTTAATTTTTTTCCATAATGATTTCTTTTTCTCTCCACCGTCCATATGGCGATATTGTTTTTCCTCTTCCTCTAATGCATCCAAAATTTTCATATCGATTTTTTTGCGAGCGTCTCTAATTTCAGGTTCATCGTAATCATCATCGATATCTTTTTCACTCTTGCGTCTGGCGTTATATCCAAGATGCATTCCCAAAATATCCATAAGAGCAGTCGCAATGATTTTGGCTCCACCTGTGCCTGATTTAATAGTGGAAAAAATAAAATGTTTGAACTTACGTCCGTGTTTTTTCATATCTTGTTCGTCTTGCCTCTCAATTTCCTCAATGATTTTCAAGAGTTTAGGGGAATAGACTTTCAAGTTTTCACGTGTTAGAGGTACGTGGTCTTCATTATCAAATAAGAACTTAGGATTTGCTGAAGCAAAGTTGCTTAAATTTCGCACACATTTTGGGTCATAATTGCGAATAAAATCTGTAGGGTCAACTGTTTTGGGGTCAATGGTTTCAATATAATCGAGTATATCTTTATTTACTTCTTTTCCTTTACTATCAGATCCGCTTGAATGGGATCCGCTTGAATGGGATGATGATTTAGCAGCAGCTGTAGCTGGATGGTGAGCCGTAGCTGTAGGATGAGCAGATGCTGAAGATGAAGAAGATGAAGAAGAAGATGATGATGATGATGATGAAGATGATGATGAAGAAGATGATGATGATGATGACGATGATTTAGCAGATGGTGTGCTAGACATTAATATATATTTTATGCAGACTTTTTAACCATTATTTATGAAAGTGTAGTGTCTACATTGTTTTTTTCGTATGTAAATATATATTCCTAAATGAGTGGTCAAACAGATAGCAGTAATTTAGGAGGACCCTTTCGTGGGTTCTCTTCAAAACAAACCATCACAAATTATAAAACATCAGAATTGGTAAATGCGCGAAATGTATTGCGAAACGCTTGGAATACTCCTTATGCGACAGGCACGGTGAATGGTTATAAAAGGGTTATTACACCATTTAGGGCTGTGAACAATTCGGGTGATTTCTTGTCGCGAAAACAATATTCGTCCGGAGGACCCAATCCTACCAATGCCTCTAAGCCTGGCTACAAAAATAATATTGGAAGATTATGGACAAATACTGATAATACCGGTGTTCCCGCTTCGTCGTGCAATGTGAAATTTGTTGCGGACAGTTCTGAATATTCTAAATTTAGACGACAACAAGCTAACAACCGAAACTACAATGATTTGTCGCAAGGTGGATACCAAAATTCATCTTATGAACCATTGATGCGCGTTCGGTAAAAAAATACCTCTATAATTTATATTTAACATATGTACAATTATTTTATTGAATTTATTGGTACTATTTTTTTCGTTTATGTGATTCTGGTAACCGGTAATCCTCTTGCGATCGGCGCGGCGCTTGCTCTTGCTATTCTTTTAGCAAGTAAATCATCCGGTGGACATTTTAATCCCGCCGTCAGTATCGCTATGGCGGCATCCGGAAGTCTACCTTCCACCGAACTTTTCCCCTACATTTTAGCGCAATCATTTGGCGGTCTTGTTGCCCATCAATTATATATTAGATTTAAGATGTAAGTGTTTCTTTTATTCGTTTCATTACTGAAACGAATAAAACAATTATCTTTAGTGAATAGGCTTATATAACAATTTGAAAACAAAATAGAGGCTGAGAATACCAACAGATCCGACAAAAATCTTTTGGCCAGCATCCATCTTATCAAATATTTGGTTGGTATCAATAGTAAACCCCTCTTTCGAATCTTGGACAGGTTTCATCGGATTACCATCATCATCCGTAATGTATAAGTCGGATGCAATCTTATCTACATCAGCAACAGTAACAAATTGTGTCTCGTATTTACGAGATCCATCAGCATCCATAACTTGTACAGTGACCGGAACACAACTATTTTGCTCAATTTTGGAAGCCTCTATATTCGGATCTTTCTGAGAAGCCAAATCGGTTGCCGCAGAATTGTAGATACTTGTATCAGATAAATCCCGGATTTTGTAGGCATCAATAAAGTTGAATCTGGTGGGATTGCCTTCATTGGAATTGAAATAGTTTGAATATGTGGTGAATGGTAGAGAAGTATCTGAAATTGCGATGCTTGGCGAAACAGAAATGGATTTCATAGAGGCTATGTATTTTTTATAACGATCGGTGTCTTTTTTACAAGGTTCACCAGTTGATTGGAAATAGATTTTTCCTAAACCAGGATTTGCAGTTTTCAATAATGTTGATAGTTTGCCGTTTAAAGCATTATCATATTCAGTGATGTTTACCATATTATTTTTTATGCTGTCGGTTTTAAAATTAACGTCTACAATATTTCTTGTATATTCTGTCGCCATTATACGATATACTGCGATGTTTTTACTATATTTGTATATGTAAAATTATTTTTCTCTTCGTTTAAGTTCTAAATCAATGATTTTCTTGTGTTCCTCTATGATTGCTCGTGTTCGTTTAACAAATTCTTCTTCTAATTTATCAGTATTAATAGAGGATGGGTTCTCTAAATTAAGATTATTTATATCAGAAACCACTTTGGATACATCTTTGTTTCCCATATATTCGTATGATTTCAAATCTGTTTCATTTTTGAAAACACCATTATTTAATAAGAGCTTGATATTTTTTAATAGGATAATGCGTTCATCGCCACTATTATCTATTTTAATGGGGACAGGTGGTTCAAACTCTCCTTTGAATGTGCGAATAATATCGGCTTGTGTATTTACATCGGTAAATAGTTTAGATACATCAGATGAAGAAATGCCTTCATCGGTCTTACCTTTATCTGTTGTGCCTTCATCAGTCGTGCCTTCATCAGTCGTGCCTTCAAATCCTTCAACAACACTTCGCCCTAAAATTAAAAATAAAAAAACACAAATAGCCACCACATAAACTATATTTCTAAGGAAATCAACAAGCATATCTATATATGTAAAACATATTTTTTGAAAAATGCTGCAATCATTGTTTTGGCTTCTCGCAATTCCCAATGTTCTTTTTTATATCCGATTGCTTTCCAGTGTGCAGGATAATCATATGAATATTCACGAATCACATTGAAATCCTTTGTGAAACGCTTCACTAAAATTGGTTTCATATGATATTCGTATTGTTTAAATTCTCTTATTTGTTCACTGAATATATTCATAAATTTAGAGGTCCAATATAATTCTTGCTTTTCGATTTCATCATCATCTTCAAAACAATATTGTGTATATAGTCGTAAATGCTCGCGGCGCCAATCGTAGTTGGATAATAATCCAGAAGATCCAAGTATATTTATTTTTTTACATAGAGCTAAATATTTTTTATAGTTGCTTATTATCATATTTTGTGATTTCCATTTGCAAAATTTTTTTAATTCTTCATAATCCATTTTAAATATGTCGGTTTTTGAAATAGGACATTCGGGATATTTGCAGTTTTGTATTTGGTTTAGAGTTAGAGGGCTAATTTTTTTTTCGCTTATGATGCGGACCTTTCGGCCGGTTGTAGAATATCGAATTATATCGGTCATTGTTTTATTTTTTAATTCATATAATTATAAAAGATTTACATCAATTTTATAAGGCTGCGAAGCAGCCGACTAAAAGGCTACTTCGTAGCCGACCAAAAGGCTACTTCGTAGCCGACAAAAGGCTGCGAAGCAGCCGACAGATAACGGCTACTTTACGGATCGATAAAATTGATTATGCACCCAACAAATTAATCAAATTAAAACCAATTAAAATAACAACATCATAATCTATAACAATGACTAGCAGACCTTATTTAATTAGCATCGAAGGAAACATCGGCGCCGGCAAAACCACCATTATTGATAGCCTCGGCACTTATTTAAAAAAGGCTTGCCCTCATTTGTCCGACAAAATCCTATTCTTAAAAGAGCCCGTTGATATATGGGAAAGTATCCGTGATGAAAACGGACATACCATTTTAGAAAATTTCTATAAAGATTCCAAGCGTTATGCATTCACATTCCAAGTAATGGCTTATATAAGTCGTCTTACGCTGTTGAAAAATGCAATCGCAGCAAACCCACAATGTGAAATAATTTTCATTGAGCGATCTCTCTGTGCCGACAAAAATATATTTATGAATATGCTTTTCCACGATGGTGTCGCAAATATAATGGAATTTGAAATCTATAATAAGTGGTATTATGAATTTATCAAAGATTACCGCGTGGATGCAGTGATTTACATCGATTCCGACCCCGACGTTTGTAGAGATAGAATTACACGCAGATCAAGAACTGGCGAAGAAGGTATTCCATTAGCATATTTAGAAAAATGCCGCGATTATCATTCCAAATGGCTTATTCATAATAGATGCACTACGAAAGAGCAGCTAACCGATTATGTATCAACCCATCGAATCGCACACGAAGACTATATTTACCCGGTATTGCATATTAATACTAATACGGAGACCACATATGATGTTGAAAATATAGACACAGACTGCGTCGGCAACAAATGGCTTAAATCAATCAAGACATTTATATTGAAGGAGTTTTCTAGATAAATATTCAATCATTAAACACAAAGTATTTAGTCATTATGTACGGTTTATCATTGTGACGAATATTGAAATCGTAGAAATATGTTTGGGTGTTTCCTATAGGGATATGTTCCCAATTGTTTTTTACGCAAATAAAATAGAGATTAAGTATACCTTGGTCATTTGTCCCGCTAATCGGATATTTTTCAGTGAAATCACAAAGACACTGAAATGTATCATCCTCTATAATCGCAGTATCAAACAACATAATAGTTGATTGAAAATAATCCACGTCCAAATTCCATTTAGCAGATAGGGTGTTATAAATATCAGGGAACCATTTGCGAAATTGACCCGATAATTTCCATTGATTTGATGGATATGCGTCAGAATGGGCAAGCATTTTGTTTGGGACGGCACATTCCAAAATGGGTGCTATGGGTGCAAATATTTTTGCTCCACAATCAATGTAAAATACATAACGCCATTGTTTAAAGAATGGTGTAAAAAGATGAAACTTATGATATTGAAATAGTTTGTGTCCAAATTTTCCGTCTTTTGAATTAACAATATTTATTTTGGTATTGGTTTCCGCACTGAATACAATATCGGGGCAATAGTGAATTATGATCTGATTCGAATGGGCCTTTATAAATGGATGTTTGGATATACCTTGTATATTTATATCATCACCAATAATAAGAACGATTTGACCAGTATATTCACCAATATCAATTAGAGAACCACACGTTTCAACAAATTTATGGAAATATCGAAAATTGCATACGAATGCGACACAATCAGTAGATAACATTATTATAACTTTTACAACACATATTATTATATTTTTTAATATTCATATACATTATAATGGCCGCTACTTTAGATAAAGCTTATCCTATGGATGCTAAATTGACCACCGTTGCCGGTGCCGCACCAACTGCTACAGGCGGTGAGACCGCCAAATATGAGAGTTCTGCTATGAAGGGTGGAAAACGCAATAATAAATCCAAGAGAAGAAATAATTCTAAAAAAGGAGGAAAAAATAACAACAAAAACAATGTCGAGACAATGGGTAAGAACAATGTCGAGACAATGGGAGGAAACAAAAACAAAGATGAGACAATGGATAAGAACAATGTCGAGACAATGGGAGGAAACAAAAACAAAGATGAGACAATGGATAAGAACAATGTCGAGACAATGGATAAGAACAATGTCGAGACAATGGGAGGAAACAAGAACAACAAAAACAAAAACAAAGTTGAGACAATGGATAAGAACAATGTCGAGACAATGGATAAGAATAATGTCGAAACAATGAGTGAAACAGACTTAAGAAACTTGTTTGGTGGCAAGTCCAAGAGGAGAAAGAATAAGAAAGACAAGAAGAGAAAGAGCGCCAAGAAGCAATAAATACATAATCAATATAAGTTTTCACACATATATTGATCAACAAAACTAATTAAACTTCACAACAATTTTTACCGATTCCTTAATAACACTCTTATATGCAGATACCGACAATTCTTCGCGGCGTTTTCTCGTCTTATTATTACTATCAGTCGATGACTCCGAATCCGACGACTTTCGTTTAGAAATGCTGTTTCGCGTATTCATATCTGACTCAATAGCTTTGTAATTTGCCTCTATATATTCGAGGATCTGATTCTCGATTGTCCATTTGAAAAAATTTAGTTGACCGATTGTTGTCTCAATATTTGCCTCATCGCTATAGGGAATAACAATGCGATCTCTTCTACAAAATGGGTCAAATCTCACCTTTCCATATGCCTTCAACTCAAGACGATAGCTCTTGAAAACACTGAATCGCTCACGATCGGTTTCCCCATTGAAAACGGTTCCACAATTATTCTTAGCCGGAATTGAATAAACAGTCAAATATTCCTTGGCGTAATTAGTCACAAACCAATCAATTATTCGCAATGATACCGTCTCCCCATTAATGACTTTCAGAAATTTATCCATATTTTCAGTTATTGAATAGAAATCCAGCAGTTTATTTAATAGTAATTCATTCTGAGTTGTTTTTTGTGTAAATGTATTTGATTGCATAACAATAGTTGTAGATATTTACCCATTCTTTTTATGTTGTTTCTAATAAAATAATAAATGTTTGCGTAAAAATAAATATAAAGTGGAATCCATCATATAATAATATAATAATCAATATGACCACCAAATATATTATTCTAACTAAAAACGAAAAAGACGCGACCGACGACAATACGGGTAATCAAATAGTTTTTTTAAATAGACCATTGACGTATTTGATGCCTTCGGTAAATCATACTTATTATGCCGAGCGCGGACTTTTTGAAAGCAGTCTCATAGAATGGTGCAAACAATTT